GAATCGGAGAAGGCATCACAAATGCCTTCGGTGGCCTCGTGGACTCCGTGAAAGGTTTGTGGAGTGATTTCGTCGGATGGTTTACCGGAGACGGAGAAGAGGCAGGAACAGCAGCCGGAGAAAGTGTGGCGGCAGGAATTGATGCAAGCACACCGAGCATCACAGCATCGGCACAGAACGCATCACTCGCAGCACAGAACGGTTATCAGATAGACACATCACTGTTGACGCAGTACGGAACGAACATGAATGCGTCACTGGCAGGAGGAATCGACGCATCATCGTACCTCGTACAGACGGCCGCAGGGCAGTCAGGAACGGATGCGATGACATCTCTGAACAACTCCCTCGTTAGTATGCAGGGAACGCTGAATACAACGGCGCAGGGAACCGGAACAGAGACGATGAACAGCCTTCTGACCGGGTTACAGTCGCAGCAGGGCGCACTGGATGCCGGAGGACTGGCAGCAGGAACGAGCCTGACGAACGGAATGTCAACAGGTGTAGCCACTGGCTCGGCAGGATTGCAGGAACAGATTTCTGCATTAAGCCAGACAGCAACAAGCACATTGAGCAGTACGATCGACGGAAATCTTCCGGGTGTCACAGCATCAGCAACAGCATCAGGAGCCGCGATCACGAACGGAATCACATCAGGAATTGATTCTGGAATGTCAGGAGCAACAGCATCGGCAGCGAATGCCAGTGTTGACACAATCAACGCGATGGCAGACGGAATCAGCAATGGTGCTGCGACTATCACACAGACCATTTCAGAACTGACACAGACGGTCACAGAAGCATTGAATCAGTGCTGGTCGGATGTGTCCAACAGCACGACAACTGCGTGGTCGGAAATCGGCACGAATATGTCAACATCTCTGACACAGACCTCAACTCTGGTCGAGACTTCACTGACCACCATGCAGACAAATGTGCAGTCAATCATGGAGTCGTTCACAACCGGAACGGCCGAAAAAATGACGCAGATGGGTTCGTCCATCCAGACTGCCCTGTCAGAAATTTCCGTGAACATAGATTCAACAATGACATCTATTCAGACCGGAATCGCGACGAGCACACAAGGATGGAGCACAGCCATGTCTGCGGCAATGCTGTCCCTGACGGTATCTATTCAGTCAGGAATGGCGCAGGCAACGCTGACCGTGACCGTGGCGATGCTGTCACTTAGAACAGCAATTCAGACAGGCTCAACGGCAGCAAGTACGGCGATGCAGACCGGAATGACACAACTGTCACTGACGGTCAGAACAAACATGATGCAGTCAGCTACAACAACGCAGGCTCAAATGATGATGATGCAGACAGCAGTGCGATCAGGAATGACGCAGATGCAGTTAATCACAACGATCACCCTGAACCAGATTCGCACAATCACGACAACGACGGTCAATACGGCCAGATCAGTCACGACAAGCGGAATGAGCAGCATCGTTTCGGTGGTGCGGTCAGGAATGAGTCAGCTTGTGGCAGCAGTACAGAGCGGATGCAATCAGGCAGTTGCAGCAGCCAGAAGCGCAGCAAACGGCATCAGGGCAGCATTCGCAAGTGTGAGTCTGTATTCGGCAGGCATCAACATGATGAGCGGACTCGTTTCTGGTATCAATGCCATGCGAGGAGCGGTCATGGCCGCAGCGTCGAGCATCGCAGCATCGGCAGCGGCAGCAGTCAATTCAGCACTGAAAATCCACTCTCCATCGAGAGTGATGATTAAATCAGGTCAGTTCGTAGGCGAGGGTCTTGCAAGAGGTATGACAGCCACGGCCGGAATTGTGCAGAAAGCGGCATCACAGTCGATGACGCAGCCAGTTCTTGACAGTAGCAATGAAGTCAGAAAAATCGAAGCACCAGCAACGATGCAGAGCAGAAGTTCCGTAATCGGAGAGACGATTGGAACGCTGACAGGAGATAGACAGCAACAGGGCAAGAACAAGCAGGATGAACAGCAACTGACATTCGTGTTCAGTCCGATATATCACTTCGAGGGCGAAGCACCGAGCAAGGAGGACATCGTGGAAGCGAACCGGATGAGTCAGGCAGAGTTCGAGAAACTGATGAAAGAGTGGATGAAGAAACACAAGAGAACATCGTTCGCATAGAAAGGAGGGCATCGCGGTGGCGAGCACATACACAACGATTCAGGGAGATACATGGGACCTGATCGCCTATAAATTGTACGGCGAAGAAAAGTACATGAAGAACCTGATTGAAGCGAACTGGCCGCTTCTGGATGTCCTCATCTTCCCTTCAGGTACGGTTCTGACCGTGCCTGATCTGCCGGAAGAGGTGGACGAGGACGCTCCGTTCTGGCGGTCAGATAACGACGAGAACGAAGAATATTATTCAGACACGGAGGACATGGAAGAAGATGAGTAATCCGAGAAAAGCGGTCCCGTCCCTGTCCTTCAATGGAAAGAATGTCACAACGAAGCTGAAGGAGTATCTGGAAAGCGTCTCATACACGGACGTAGCATCAGGAGACAGTGATTCCATCGACATTTCCCTGCACAACATCGGGATGAAGTGGATGGGCGCGTGGTATCCCAAAAAAGGAGACAAGATCAGCGGAAGTATCACATTCCAGAACTGGAACGCAGAAGGAAAGCATCTGAAACTCGACTGCGGAAAATTCGTGCTGGACAGCATCAAGTTCAGCGGAGGACCACTGAAGGCAACCTTCGGAGCACTGGCGATTCCGGCAAGCGAATCATTCAAGAGCAGGGAGCGGACGAAGACATGGAAGAAGGTCACGGTCAAGAAGATCGCGACAGAAATTGCCAAAAGGTACAAGCTGAATCTTTCGTACTCTGGACCGTCAATCACGATCAGCGCGATTGAGCAGTCAGAGAAATCAGATTCGGCTTTTCTATACGAAGTCTGCAAAAGCTATGGACTGTCAATGAAAGTATTCAACTCAAAGATAGTCATATACGATCAGACAGCGCAGGAAAAGAAGAAATCAGTGGCAACACTGAAAAGAGAGTCATTCGTGGATGACAACTGGGACTATGAGGACGCACTGGAAGGAACATACACCGGGGCGAGAATATCCTACAAGTCAGGGAAAAACAGCAAAGAGATCAGCGTGTTTCTCGGACTGAAGGCAGAGAAGGCATCTGGAAGCAGGGTCCTGAAGATCAATGAGACGGCATCCGACGCAGCCGACGCATATTACAAGGCGGCCGCAGCGGTGAATCAGTCAAACGAGCAGGCAACCACACTATCAGGAGAAATCTGGCCGAATCCGAAGATATGCGCCGGAGTGTGCGTGACGATCTCTGGAATGGGAAAAGCAAACGGAAAATACTTCGTAGATAAATCAACGACAGAGGTGTCGGATGGAAACACGAAGCAGAACGTTGAGATGCACAAGTGCCAGACAAGACTGTCATACACACCGAAGAAACAGACTCCGACAAAGAAGAAGCCGACAACCACGAAAAAGTCATATAAAGTCGGGGACATTGTGAACTTCCACGGAGGAACACACTATATTTCATCATGGCCCGGAAGTAAAGGGTACAGTGCCAGAGCAGGAAAGGCGAAGATCACACTCGGTCCGAACTGCGCCGGAAATGGAAAGGCACATCCGTATCACCTTATTCATACAGACAGCAAAAGCAATGTTTACGGCTGGGTTGATTCAGGCACATTCGACTAAAGAAGGGAGGAGAAAGCATGGCAGAGAAAAACATCAGAATTGGAAGAGTATCATCCATCGACTACGGAAGCGGAATGATAAGCGTGACCTATCCTGATCTTGACGATTCCGTGACGGACGATCTCCCGGTCTTTTCAATGGGGGACGAGTACAAGATGCCTCCTGTCGGAGCAGAGGTGCTTGTATTGCATCTGTCAAATGGGTGCGCGGCCGGAGTGGTGATGGGAAGATACTGGAACGAAGCCAACAAACCGAGCGTGAGCGGAAAAGGAGTTTTCCGCAAGGAACTCGGAGAGAAAAAAGGAGAGGCATACATCCAGTAC